AAGGAATGGCTGATCCAGATTCAAAAGGTCTAAGCCATCCGACTGGCAAGATAATTGGAGGTCATGCACATCTTGGGACGTTTGTAAATTTGCGAGATGAACTGATCGGTGGACCAAACTCATGGTTTGAGTGGAACAAAGTAATGCACGGATTCTGGGTAATGAAAATCTCAGATGTAGAGAATCGTATGAAGCGTGGTGGTGAATGTATTTTTATTGAGAAGGCATAGCTACCCCGGCCTGATGACCGGAAAGGAAGAGAAATGACCGAAGAGCATAAAGTAAAGTGCAATTTTGGAGATGATGGGATGTGCACTTTACATGGTATAGAAGTTGAACGACGTAAAGGAATGGAGGTATTAACTGCCAATATTCCGAAGATACTTACGTGGCAGAATAGGATTGTTGGATGGTCCTTGCTGGTGACAGTTTTTGTAGCAGGTGCATATGCATATATAACGGATATTAAGAATGAGATAAAGAGGGAGTATGCTGAAGGCATCGGAGCTACTTCTGTAGAAATAAAGATTATTACCAAGCAACTTGATCAATTATCTACTGGACAGGCAAGAGTTGAAGAACGTTACGAGGCGTTGTTAAGGTCATTGACTGAGATGAACTCAAGCATTAATACTCTTACTTATTTGCAGTTTGATGCTGATAGGAAAAAGGAGATTAAGAGTAAATGAGTACAGTCGAGCGGATTCAAGAATTGCTGAATTGTACTTCTAGGATTCCTGAGAAGGACAAGGCTGGGATCATAACAGCTCATGGAGTTGATTGCACAGTAAGGATAAAGGCATTGAATGATTGTTTGAAAATTGCTAAGGATGAGGAAAGCAAGAATGAGCGTAATTGAAGATCTCAAGAGGCATGAAGGATTTAGAGCAAAACCATATCTAGATACTGAAGGACATCTGACGATTGGGTATGGATTAAATCTTGATGCGGGGATTAGTAAAGAAGAAGCTCAGATGATTCTTGCTCATCGGGTGAGGAAAGTTCAGTTTGATCTTATTTCGAGATTGCCTTATTGGAATAGGCTATCTTCGGTTCGGCAGGATGTATTAATCAATATGGCTTACAATCTCGGAGTTGATGGATTGATGAAGTTTAAAGTAACTCTTAGCATGATTGAAGTTGGAAGATATGAAGAAGCAGCGAAGCAGATGCTTAAAAGTAAATGGGCTAATCAGGTTGGTTATCGTGCCACTGAACTGGCAGCTAAGATGCGAGGTGGGAAATAATGGCCCTGTGGACCCCAGCCAGTATTAGCCCGGCTGCGAACCCATACACGTGGCTCGATTTTAGCGATGCCGCTGCCAGGACAATCGATATCGGCATCACCCAGATTGCCGATAAATTCGGCAACGGCAACCACGCTACTCAGTCTGCGGATGCCAGTCAGCCAGCGGTATCGTCCGCGGCGATCAACGGCCTCGATGCCGCATTGTTTGACGGATCAAATGATCGTCTGGATTTCACCTCGGCGGTGTTGCAGCCGAAATCAACGCTGTTTATAGTTTTTAAACCAACCATTGAAGTAGTTCTTGGATTTTTATTTGGGCAGTATGTTGCTGATGGAACAGGTAGAACTGGTATTGCTTGTAATCAAGTTTCATCGGGTACTACAACGTCTGGTCAATTAAATCCATTTAATACTACCTCGTCTAGCGGTGCTGGAAGTGGCGGTGTAATTAACCATTTTCCTATATCCAATTCCCCAACTATAGTTACGTTATCCTTAGATATTCCAGGAACTGAAAACTTCAAAACATATAAGCACGATGTGCTGCAGGACAGCGCGACCATCACTGCGGTCTATACTGCCATCTCGTCGGCATTAGGAGCCGCATGTGCTGAGAGTAGTCTGTATTTTTATGATGGCCTGATCGCTGAGTTAATTGTCCTGCACAGTGTCGCCTCGGCCGAGTTGCGCAATACCATTACCGGATACCTGGCGTGGAAATGGGGGACGGTGGCGGATCTGGCTGCCGATCACCCCTACAAATCAGCCGCCCCGACGACAAATAAAGTTTCAGGAGTAGTAACTGTAAATGGTTCTCCAGCAGCTAGAACAGTAGCAGTTTTTCGTCGATCTGATTTTACGTTACTTGGAACAACAACGTCAAATGCAACTACTGGGGCCTTTGAGATATCAAATGGTTTGATTCCAGCAGATGCTAACGCACTATTAGTAACAGCAATTGACGCAACTGGTACTTATAATGCTGTTTCTGTAGATTATATAACTTCGGTTAGCTAATGAGTTATACCCCACCAGCAGGAGATGCAATAGTTCTTAATTTCAGTGGGAGTTATACCCCTCCTACTGGAGATGCAATAGTTCTTGCTTTTGGAGATACTGTTCCGAATGCAAGCACTGAATTAAGTGCTGTAGCATCGAATAGCTCAATTGGAGCTAAGGTTGCAGTAAATTCTTGCGAGTTGCTAGGTTATGGAGATTTAGTTGATACATCAACAAAGATTGGGGCAGGTACAATTAGTGTATCAGCAGTAAGTGAATTAACTGTTACATCTGTTAAAGTAGGAATAGGAAATAGTACAATATTTGCTGTATCAACTATTACATCTGATGGAGAGGCAGTTTTTGCAATACCTTATGGGTCAGTATATCTAACTGCAATATCTGCTATAGAGGTAACAGGAGCAAAACTTGCTCGTGGTCCTCCTGAGTTATCATCAATTGTTGGAAGTATATCTTTCGGAATAAAGGTTGCGGCTGATGCTGCTGAACTATCAGCAATAGCAGATGTAATAACTGACGCACTTACAATTCATGAAGTTGAATTATGGGAAGAAGTTTCAAGAATAACTAGGACGTTCACTGAGCAGTCTGTAATTTCTAGGCAGTATTCAGGAACGTCACTGATTGACAGAATACTTACAGAAAATTCAGCATTAACTACAGAGTATTCTGGTAATTCATTTATAATTAAAGTTTTTAAAGCAATATCACATTTGAGGAATACATAATGGGCGCTTTTGTAGCAGCAGCAAAAAACACGATGCTTGATGCACTCACCGTTGATCGGCTTTCACTGCATTCTGGTGCACCTGGAACAGATGGACTGTCAAACGAATTATCTGGTGGAACTCCTGCATATGCTCGCAAAGCATGTGTGTATGCAGCAGCTTCTGGTGGAGAAAGACTGTTGAACGCTGATGTAACTTTTGACGTTCCAGGATCGACAAGTGTTCAGTATGTTGGAAAATGGAACTATAATAATGGCACGATGATTTTTCACGGCTCAGATCAGGTAACGACTGAATCTTATGGCGCGCAAGGTCAGTATATTGTTAAGGCAACTACAAGTAAACTCTCTTTGACTGATCCGGCATAAGGTATAATTATGGCTATTCAGAGTGGATTTTTCAAAGGGCAAGTTGGGGCTAAGATTATTTTAGAAACTGGTGATAGTGCTGCTCTATTGGCTACTGCAACAGTTTTGAGGATTAACTACTGTTTGCCTTCAGGAAATACTGGATCGTGGACAGCTGCGCTGGAAGGTACATCATTGGCATATACAACTACTGCTATAACAAATCTTTCAGAATCAGGCTTGTACAAAATACAGGCATATGTCGAAGGGCCTGGATGGAAGATGCCTGGAGAAATTGTCGAGATGTATGTTTCTGCTCCGATTGTGGCTATAGCATAAAGGACACATCTTAATGTATGTACTAACTATTGATCAATCCCGCTGTGCAGACTGTGGGAATTGCGAACGAAGATTGCCTGGGCTGCATTCGAAAGTAATAGATAATAAGTTGCTTGTGAATGAAGTTAATTCTGATGTAGATTTTGTTGCGATATTTCGTGCGCTTGCTGACTGTCTTACTGAGGCATTAAGTTTTCGGAGGTTCAATGGCTGATCAACTCGATGTAGCGTGGGAACAAACTGAGATACATCTGAGAGAAGCATTAGCTAATCGAAAAGTTTTTTATGGAGAGTCAAGAACGCATTGTTTGGACTGCGAAGAACCAATCCCTGAAGGTCGTCGCAAAGCAGTTCCTGGTTGCCAATATTG